ACATATATTGCGTAATCCTTATGGATGGTCACAGGATGAGAAAAGGAAGGTGGCAATAACTGCTGCAAATTTAATTGAGGAGAATGAGCAATCTAATATAGAAAAATTGTATTATGAGTTGTTATGGGCTGTTACAGAAAAATATCCTGACGAAACCAGACATAAAACAGCCTTGCGATATATAAAGGAAAGAGAAATGTCCACAGGAACCGCTGTCTGCTGCGAATTAATGGAGGGGGGAAAATGACACCAGCACAAATATTGGCAATAGTAGGAGCCGTTGGGAAAGTTCTTGATGCTATTGGAAGTGTAATTACACCGGAACTGGTTCAAAAGGTGATGAAATACTTTGCTGAAACCGGCAATATGCCATCCGAGGAGAAAATCCTTGAGATGCACGGAGATATTCATCCTCCTGAGTGGTATGACAGGACAACGCTTCATGGGATGCAACCACCTAAACCTGTACCAGTTGTCACTTATAAGATAGTAGGTGATAGAGACGACCAATTAAAAATAGCAGCGAAATTATCCTGTAATTTCTGGAACCATTTCATCACGCCGAGCGGTTCAATCGTTGTCAGGCTTGGGACGTTCTTTTCAAATGGATATGTCATAGCCAGAGCGTATATGCCCTATGAATTAGGTGATACTACCTATGGTCTGGTGGAGTTTAACACTAAATATCTATCTCAATTCACGCCGAAGGAGATAGCTGGAACGGTGATACATGAGATAGGTCATACCCTGGGCATTGGTTGGGATAAGTGGATGGGAATGTTTGATAGGATTACTGGTAGGTTTCCTGAGTTATGTATGTATGTCGAAACCGACTACGGGCCAGGAACTCAATATAGCCATTGGGATGAAGAAAAATACAACGCAGAATTAATGACAGGTATCCAGGATGAAGCAGAATACTTAAAGCCGGAAACCATTAAAGTCATGGCGTTGTTGGGACACGCTATTAATGAATGTCCGGCAATAGATGTACCAATGAGCCAGATATTAGCTGATGTTGAACAGGTACAGTTTACTCGACAGGGAGCTGTTGGGTTGCTCAATCTGGATCATTTTAAACGAACGGAGTTGATGGAAGAGCGCTATGTAACAGGGGGGAGGGTATAATGGGAGCGCAAGATATTATAGAAGCATTGGATAAGATTAACTTTGACCGAGTTGCTTTTATGCAAGCATTAATCGACTTTGGTATTTCAAGAGGTGAGCAAGAGGTTGACTTGCATGAAATCACTAACGAGTTAATCCTCATAGCTGGCGAAAAGGGACTTATCAAACCGTGGATGGATGAGCTTATTAGTATGCTCACCCCCGAAAGCGCACATGATTTATTGCTGAGTGCTGCCAAGGATGAGATTGAGGACTGGTTGCGAAACAACAACTTGCAGGATAAGGTGGACGAATTGCTTGACAAGCTCGGTGGAACTACTGAGCCGGAACCGGAACCTGTGCCACCTCCTCCACCTGTTAAGCCGAAGATGAAAAAGTTTGTGCCTGTTGGCAATCCAGTTAAATTATTGTCTGGATGGGACAATGGAGTTACAACTATGTCCAGCAATGGAACTGTTGCTATGATTAGTGGTGATGGTTTTATAGGTAGTACCAAATATGGAACGGGGATACACATATTAGAGCCAAACGCTGATCCGATGAACCCAAGTAATTATAAGTTTCTGACAGGCACGAATGGAAAATCATATGGCGCACTATATTTCAAGGGGCAGCTACTATCCCTACAAACTGATACCGGAAGCGGTTATGCTGGAGCCATGAATTGCCGATTCTGGAATGTTGCTACCGGTAGAAGGTCAACCAAAACTCTGCAATCCCTGCATAGTAGAGGGGTCAATTGGTTTTTCATTCAGAAGGGACCGGGATATGAACACAGTTACCAGAAGGATACAGTAGACATTGGTTGTGTAAGTTTTGCAGGAAGTGGACACGCAGCACATAACAAAAATTTCTGCACTCCGGTAAGAATGTGGCGAGGTGATCCTAACAATATAGACTCGTTTAAGTTCATTGGTCATTTGAAGGGAGTAAGCGGTAGACGCAACAACTGGGCCACGACTTGCTCACAGACATACATTAAAGATAGTGGTCAGCACATTGTTGTCCTTGGTGACTGGACGGTATCGGAAGTTCAACGGTTTGTCACGCAAGCAGATAATGTCATGGGTCCGTTTAGTTACATTGGTTCTGAAAAATTCTCTCCACCGATGAAACGCAAAGGTAAAGATGGACAATGGTCTGGGGTGTTTACGGGCAATTATTTCAAGAGAGGGGAACAATGGTATGAGGTGTTATCAGGTCACAGGGCAGATTTGGCAAAGGAGGATGACAGCGTTTGGATTCGGAAGGTGAAAGTGGTTGTTTAGCATTGCACCGGCCACCGAAACCCTCCTCACCCCCCCTTTGGGGTGTTCCCCCCGGCGGTCGGTGCTTTTTAAGAGGTGATGTTATGCAAAGAATTTTAATCCCATTGTTTACGTTTTTTTGGTGGAAGAGATTACATCGAAAACATTTATATTTGCCGGGTAAAAAGGTTCGAGATCATGTCGTTAAAGTTAGGGGATGGAGAACGGCCTTGATTGATATGCAGGGGCGTGGCAGAGCTTCGGTAACATTTTGTTTAACAAGGTGATGGCATGGAAATTACACTAACAACGACTCAAAAAACATTAGCAATAATTGCATTAATAATAACGATTAGCCTGAGTGCGTATGGTGGCATCTGTCATTTTGCTACGGCAGAAACAGATCAGGTAGTAATTTTGCACAAAGTCGCAATCCTTGGAGTAGCTGCAACGATAGGCTATTTCTGGCCCGATACACGATTGGTATTATTCTACGGACTGACCGCCATTGGCATCGGCGCATCACTTTACAATTTGGAGCAAATGAAATGATTAAAAGATATGTAATAAACTTATTGATTAGTATAGACCAGTTGATTAATACGATCTGTGGCGGGCATCCCGATAACACCATCTCTGAAAGGTGAGGGCGTTCAACTCTGGAGTCTCCAGATTCAAGAGGGTTCTGCTTTTGGTTGTGCAAAACCCTCGCAAGCATTGACCCCCACCATTGCGTTGACGCAATCGACAAACAAGTGGGCTGGTACAGAATTAGGCGTTAATTGTTGTTTACTTTCTTTGACCCAACCATAAAATAATGGATTCCTTCTGAATCTATCACTCCTTTTCTTGGGCCACTCAACACTTTAAATTGGACATATCCCTCTTTAACCTCTAAAATTTTATAACTTATAGAGTGACGTTCTTTAAAAGGATTATCCATCGATGACCACTTCCAGATTTCACCTGGTTTAGGATAAGTGAAATTAGGTGGATGGCATCCTAAACAAAAAATCATTAAAACTAAAAGTAGGTACTTCATCATCCCCCCATTTCCTCCGTGAACTGCTGAAAGTCCTCATCAAAACCGAGAATCAATTTCTCAGCATCAATGCTGGAAAACTTATCCCAACCGCCACGATACCATTGCATAAACTCGTTGCCAGAAGCATCGCCGGTTTGAGCGAAAATGTCCAGCAGTTGTTGACGTTGCTCATCGGTCATAAGGGTGATTGGCTCATCGGTCTCTTTAGCCGGGGAATCGGCGTGGCTTTGCGTCATGTGCTTTTTCAAGCCACGTTCAGACTTAGCGACAAACGGGCAAAGGTCACAAACGAATTTATCCTCTGTACCATTTAATATCTTTTGTTCAAGGCCGCTGGTGGTTTCCTTGTTGAAAAATTCTTCCGGTCCGGCCACACCGTCTTTAATGGAATTATAAATCCGGCGCAAATTCACAATGTCGGCACCCACAATGGATTTTAATTTCCGTTGCAGATGGGCTTCAATCATTTCACGGGTGATGTCCCATTTTGAAAACGCCTTGACGATTTTTTCAGTAGCTTCATTAAGATCGCCAATGTCTTTCAACAGGGTTGCTTTACACGCTTCTTCTGCCGCTTCCACTACGTCCGCAGGGATAACACCGATTAGACAAGCTCTGACACGCCTCTGGGCCATGTTTGCAATGAGTTCGTATTTATCTCTTTCCTCTTTAATCGCATAGCCACCGGATTTAGTGTCACGCCAATGCTTCACTTGAAATTGGCGGGTCACTCTGGTATTAGTTTCCAGATCATGTGCAAAGGATTCGACCTCTGAATAATCCGAACCCCTGCCGATTTCCCGAAATCCGAAACTGAGGTTTTGCCAATACCGGGCGATTACTTCAAGCAAACGAATATTCGGGCCGCTGATAAGCGATGTGCCACGCTTAAACGAATAGCTTGATTGTTCGGCCAGGGATTTACGTTTACAGGCGTTCATAATTTTCATCAAGGCCCGTTCCTCATTACGAGGATTTGCCCTTGCCAAGACGATTGATGCTTGAACCTCTGCAACCGCTCTGGATTGTTCAACCTGGGCTAATGCCCCTTCAGCCTGTGTTACTGGATACATTTCTTGATTTTCCATCATTCCCTCCTTATGCCCACGCCGGGGCGTTTAATGGTTGTATTATATCTGTCACGAATCTTCCATCCGGTAATTTCCAGTTGCTCGCTTTATATGCCTTTAGCATACCGATTAGATTTTCAAGAGCGACCTCACCGGAATCGAAAAACGCCTGATCCGGTTCATACACCGCAATCGCATACGGCGGTTTCTTTTCCTGGCAAACAAACAAATAGCTAAATCGTTCACCGAAATATGTTTCAGCACCCCGTTTATACAGGGCAGCGGCCACATGATACCCGAAATTAATCGCACCGGCTGAAAATATCTGCGGCACAATGGACGATGTGGTTTTGTATTCGGTGATGATCTTTTTGTCTGCGTCAAGTTTATCAAACCGGCATTTCCATTGCAAACCTTCCCATTCAAAGAAACAAGAAACCTCACTATCGCCGGTTGACATTAAAGATTGAGCCATCGTGTGGTTGCCGTTGTCGAGGGCAAACCTCATAGCTGACAGGTTTGCCATGTCTTGTTCGGGGATTGCTTCCTGGTGGGAATGTTCCTGCAACCAGAGGGCATACCCTGCCTTGCCTTTTTTTGTCCTGCGGTCGAATTTCGGTTGCTGACAGGTTTCGGCAAGGAACCGATCTTGTTCAAGCATAATCAAATGCGCCCAGCTCCCGAACCGCATAGCCGCGGTCGGCTCCATCACCGTGTCATCAAGAAAATGCTCGGGACCGGCGTTAAGTTGCCAAAGTCTTGATTTGCTCATGCCAGGTGCCGCGATGTAATCATCAAACGGCATTTCGTACTTAATGTCTGGTTTCATTTATCCCCTCCCTCAACAGGCTCGAAAAAATGTTTTCTATTCCAGCAATAGTCCTGCATTGATGCGACAGACAGAAATTTTATATAATGCTTACAGGAATGACAACTCCATGACTTACAGCCTATGTATTCTGTTTTATTTTTATTTATTAAGCAATCAGTACACATACAGTTTTCTAAATATTTATGTTTCATCTCCAATCCCCCATCATAGCCTTTGTGTCGGACCGGCTGAGATAGGCATCCTCAATCTGCCGGTCAACTTCCTGCGCCCGTTGCCGAGCGGACCACCATTCCCTGCGGCGCTGGCCCTTTGCGATTGCCTTGGCGATTTCAAGGCTATATTCCATATCGAAAAAACTCTGGCATTGTTCTAAACAATGCTCACGACAACGCCAGAAAGGTTGGCCCTCACCGTTGGGGCAATCAATCATTATCTTTGCCAGATTTGCTTTCGGGTGTATTTGCTCTTTCATGGCTCACCTCCCATCTTTCATCACATTGTTTTTCTTCATTCCACCATTGGCCTGCTTGTTCCCTTGGGGTGCATGGATTATCTTTGCGCTCATTTAATAAATCCGTATAATGTTCCGCTTGGTCTTTATACGGGTCATCCAGTGATCTCATATAAGCGTCACCCCAACATTTTTCACAGCAATGAATTTGGAAAATTGGCATTGTTTATCTCCAAAACATAAGAATCCTGTCAATTCCCAGCACAAAAACGACCGCAGCAAACACAACGGCCAGCATCCAAAAGATTGTGAACGAATAATCGGCCAGTTTTAATACCCAGCGGTGACGGTTAAGGTCTGAGAAATTTCTGAACATAATTACCTCCCATTTTTAGGTTTTCGGTTGATTCTGGCTATACCTTATATATACAAATTCGACTTGTCAAGGTTTTTTTTGCATAAAAGTGAAAAAAGTCTTGACAATCATGTTTTTATGAATTATTGAGTAAATTATGGAACTAAACACAGACAAAATAAATAACGAATTGAACCGCCTTGGCAAAACGATTAATTGGCTTGCAAACGAAGCTGGCCGGTCCCGGCAGATCGTTTATTATTGGGTTAAAACCAAATCGCTAAAAGGTGCCGAACCGATTGGCAAGGTGCTGGATATTGAGCCACGGGATTTGATTAAATAAATGTCCGGCTATATAAAACTTTGGCGTAAGATATTGCGATCACAAATGTATCGTCACCTCACAGCAAAACAAAGAGATGTGATGATGGTTTTATTAATGAAAGCAAATTGGGTTGAAAACGAATGGGAATGGGGAAAACAAATTTTTAAATGCAATCCTGGTCAATTTGTTACCTCCCTCAAATCCATCAAAACCCTTTGTGCGCCTGATGTGTCCACGCAGAATATACGAACTGCGTTGTTGCGACTTGAAAGGTGGCATTTTCTAACAAACAAATCAACAAAGACAGGGCGGTTAATAACTATAATAAATTGGGATAGATACCAATTAGATGATCCTGACGCTAACAAAGAGATCAACAAAGAGCTAACAAAGAGCCAACAAAGAGCTAACAAAGAGCTAACAACTAATGAAGAAGTAAAGAATATAAAGAAGGTTAAGAAGGGTAAGAAAAGAGATATGTATATACCCGAGAACGGGGTGCCTTATCAGGAAATAATACAAGATTTAAACCAAAAAGCCAATCTTAAATACAAATCTACAACACCTAAAACCAGGGCATTAATAAAATCCAGATTCAAAGAGGGGTTCACATTGGATGATTTTATAATCGTTCATACGAATCAGGTTGAATCCTGGTCGGGTACGGATATGTCTAAATATCTAAGGCCGGAAACATTATACGGAACCAAATTTGAATCATATCTAAATAAACCGAAAGAATCCAATCTCAGTAAAACAAGCCAGCATAATCTTAAAACATACGAAAGGATGTTCCCAGATGAAGGAAACAGAATTAAAAAAGTTTTCCCAGTTGATATTGGTGATAGCTGATTTATTCGATAAAGAATTAAACACATCGACCATTAAAACGTATTTTGAGCAATTAAAGGAATTTGAATATAGCCACATTGAACACGCCTTTATGCAACGGTATAAATTCTTTCCAAAACCATTTGATATTGCTGAAACGATCAGGGGGCCGGAAACAGAAGTTAAGGATAATGCACTTATTCAGGCAACATTGGCCGTAAATGCGATTGAAGAATATGGGAGAAATGAAACGGTACAATTTAACGATCCCATCACAAATGCGGTTATTCAACAATGTTTTAATGGTTGGATTGAGTTTTGTTCTGTTCTTCAAAAGGATGTAAAGTGGTTAAAAAGAGATTTTATTCAAGCATATATGGCTTATAAATTAGCAAATTTGGAATCATATAAACCATTGATTGGTTGGTTTGAAATGGAAAATAATAATCTTGGCTATAAACACAAACAGAATATAAAGCTAATTGGTTTGGATAAAGAAAGAAAGCAAATAAGCGAATGAAATATAAAATCCATCAAGGCGATGCGCTCACCGTGTTAAAAACCATGCCGGATGAATCCGTGCAGACCTGTATAACGTCACCGCCTTATTGGGGATTAAGGGATTATGGGACCAGTATATGGGATGGTGGAGATCAAAAGTGTGACCATATAAAACCATCCGGCACAATATTAGGCAATAGGTCTGATACTTTTCACGGAAGCAATACCCAAGTGGCGCATAAGATTAAATACAAGGATATTTGTGCCAAGTGCGGTGCAAAACGAATTGATAGTCAACTCGGCCTTGAATCCACACCGGAGGAATTTGTCGCTAACATGGTTGAGGTTTTTCGGGAGGTGAAACGTGTTCTGCGAAATGATGGCACCGTTTGGCTTAATTTGGGGGATAGTTATGCACAAGCATCGTCAAGGGCTGGACAATCTAACAGCGACCATGAATACAAGCATACAAACGAGAAATTCAGAGACAAAAGGTATAGTGGAGGAGTGAACATTAAGGCTCCTCCCGGCCTTAAACCCAAAGACCTCTGCGGCATCCCCTGGCGGGTAGCCTTCGCCCTTCAAGCAGATGGATGGTATCTGCGGTCGGAAATAATCTGGGCGAAGCCCAACCCCATGCCGGAATCCGTGACGGATCGCCCAACTAAAAGCCACGAAACAATATTTTTATTAACTAAAAAGGCTAAATATTATTATGATGCGGATGCTATTAGGGAACCTGTGAGTAATAATACACACAATCAAATTTCAAAAGCGGAGATAAAAAGAATCTCGGAAGATAGGGCCGCAGGAGCAAACACAACCATTGGAAAAGGCAAAACTCCTAAATCAGTAAAACCTGACGGGATGATAAAGCAAAATGATAGCTTTACAAATGCTGTGTGCTTGCCTGTAAGTAATCGCAACAAGCGCACCGTCTGGACAGTACCCACCCAACCCATGCCGCAAGCCCACTTCGCAACCTATCCCGAAAAGTTAATAAAACCGTGCGTGCTGGCCGGATGCCCCCAAGATGGCGTTGTCCTCGACCCATTCATGGGCGCTGCAACCACCGGAGTAGTCGCACTCGAAAATAACCGCCAATTCATCGGCATCGAACTAAACCAAAAATATATAACCGAAATAGCCGAACCAAGATTGAAAAATATAACATTTCAACGGAGCTTGTTTAATTGAAGCCGAAACCGCCGGAATACCTGTCACAGAAAACCGATTGCCCTGCGAGGGATTACGATCACCACAGGGATTTATGGCTCTGTTATGCCCGAACATATTATCACGGCAAATCGGTTAAACGGGTGATGGCACCGATATGTCAAGAGGGTTGTGCATACTGCGAATGGAATAACCCTAACAGGGAGGTGTCTTATGCCGACAGAGAAAAGCAGGTTTGACTCAACGGAATGTATTTGCCCGATGTGCCGTTCAAGACATTATAAACCGATGTACTGGCTGGGGCGTGGCATCCCCCGAAAATACTGCAAAAACTGCCGAATCGTGGCTAAGGGCGTGATGCCGTTTTATATGGACCCATACGTTGAAATGCTCCAAAGAGGTCGGGGAACACCGAATGATAGGTGGCGATAGGGGGAACCGTGAAAACGATTATAATAATATTTTTATGCTGGTGCCTGGTGTCAATGTTTATAGCGTTTCTATGTTCGGCACACAAAACAGAGAGCATTATAATCGAATATAATAAAACGCTTGAAAAGCTGGCTGGTATGGAAAAGGAAAACGAGCAATTATCATTGAGGCTGGGCGATTATCCGCACATGAGGACCGAGGAACATGAATTATAAAATCAATCCTGTACCTAAACCAAGACAAACCCAGAGAGATAAGTGGTTAGACCCCCCCCAGGAACTGTGTAAGGCGATACAGGCGGTTTAAAACGCTTTGTGGCATACAAGGGGTGCGTGTGCCTGATTCGGGGGCTACAATCGTCTTTCACGTTGAAATGCCCCGATCATGGTCTAAAAAGAAAAAGAGTCAATACGATGGGATGGCACACCAGGGGCGTGGAGACCTCGATAATATGTTGAAAGCGGTTATGGATTGCGCCGTGAATGACCGGGATGACCGCTATATCTGGCAAGTTTCATGCGAGAAAAGATGGAGTTACGAGGGGAGTATTGAGATTATTAATGGGAGGGGGTGAAATTATGGAATTAGCTATTGATGACAGGGGGCGGTTAGATGAACTTGAATTGGTTATAAATAAAAACATGAAGGCGTTTTATGAAATCGGTGCAGCATTAAAGGAAATACGGGATAGCCGACTTTATAAAAATGTTTTGGGCTATGACACTTTCGAGGACTATTGCAGGGAGCGGTGGGATATGGGGCGTCGGTATATAAATTATCAGATAGGAGCAACCCAAGTTGTAGATAATCTTCAAGATGGGAACCATGGTTCCCAAATCCCGTCATCCGAACGTCAAGCGCGCCCACTAACAAGGTTGTCACCACCATTGCAGATAGAAGCCTGGACGAAAGTGATTGATACTGCGCCGGATGGGAGGGTCACGGCCATTCATGTAATGAGGGTTGTTGGCAAGATGGTGGGTGATGATGAAAAGCGCAGATTTAGGAAAGTAAGACACAAATTGCGTAATGAAACATTAATAAGTGAATCTTTTAAAAATGCGTTTGATAATTTAGCGGGGGAAATACAAGACGCAAAATTTAATAATTGGAAGGATACGTCAAGAGATGTTGTTATGCAATACTTGCATAGCTTAAAAAGTATAATAAATATAGGGGGTGAAAAATGTTAAGACCATTATCAAGAGAAATTATAGCCATAACACCTTTACTGGCAAGAGATTATATAAAATTAAACACATTTTCTTCACAAAGGTATATTTCAAAAAAACATACCCAAACATTATCCAACAAGATGAAGCAGGGCCGGTTTCGGATTGGGTCTTTAGCCATCGCAATAGATCAAAGCAACGGCATTGAAGATAAACGGGTCTTAATGAACGGGCAGCATCAATTACACGCGGTTATGGATTCCGGTAAAACGATTGAGGTGTTACTTGAAAAATATGTATGCAAAAAACGGCGAGAGCTGTCGGAATTATTCAGACAATTTGATAATCATTATATGAGGAGTATCGCGTCAATGGTAAAGGTAGAGGCGGACGTCTTACAAATGAAAGTACCGTTGAGGATAGCATCTGCTGTTGTTTCGGCAGCGGCTTATTTGGCAGGCGTAGACGACAAGGATAAAAAGGTTGAAATGCTTCAACATCTTGTTGACGAGGCTAATTTTCTTAATGACCTGTTGGGGGCAAAGAACAAGGCATCTGCACACATGAGAAGAAGGGTCGTTGTTGCAGCAATTATAAGTTCGTTCAAGGTGGTTGGGCAGGATGCCGAGTCTTTTTGGGTAGATGTTAGGGATGGGGAGATGCTTAGAAAAAAAATGCCGCAGTTTTATTTACGACAATATCTTTTAAATGCAACAATGTCTTCTAGAAATCCACAAAAAACAAGGGTGACAGACAAGGAGATGTATTATAAGTGTGCAGTCGCATGGAATCGGTATAGGCAAGGTGTTGAAATAACATCTATTCAATACCGTGGGCGAAAGGCCACCACTCCAAAATTGATATAAACACTACGAAATAGTGCATGGGAGGTGCAAAATGAAAAAATTCGCCGGAATAGTTATCACCAGCCTGATTTTCGCCGGAATAGTTTTTGGCCCCGGAATTTCGCATGGGCAAGATTGCCGACCCAGCGACCGTTTTACGCAAGGGTTGAGTCCTTACGACGCCAGCCCGCCTAAACTTTACGACAGACAAGGCAATTATCGCGGCGAGCTGTCAAGTAATCCTTTTCGGTTGGATTCGATATCAAATAAATTTGGGAGATACGGATCGCCTTTTTCAGTGGATTCGATAAATAATCCGTATGGTGCCGGGTCCAGGTATAAACATGACAGCCCAAATAATCCGTATGGGCCTGGTTGGGTTATAATCGACGATTAGGACAAAAAAAAGGGGCCGGATAGAATCCCGGCCCCTGGTAGGTGTTAAGGTTATTGGTTAATCAGCTACGAATTTAATTTTCATGGTTCAACCCTCCTATTTTTATCTATTAATCCGTAAATATTAATATGCAATGTGCCGTTAATATCCTCCTGTATAACGTCAAAAATAAACAGGTTTTGAATACTTTTTAGTTGTTTTTTGGTTTTAAGGAATGACACAATTCTTACATTGTTTTGATATAATACAATCCACGGTTTCATGGTTCAACCCTCCCCTATTATAAAAAAGTCCAACTTTGCTTGATTTGATTAAATTTAAGTCCTAATTCATAACCAATCGACAAAATAATTTCCAAGGGGCGACTTGTTCCCCAAGCTGTGCAATGATAGCATCTTTTTGTGTCACTCCAATAACTGCTATGACCTAACAATTGACGCATGGTTGGACCCTTGGCATCTTTGATATAAACATTATATCCGGTAACACCGTTACGAGTTTGCATTTCAGATGTCATAAATACCCGATTAGATTCTAACGCATTTTTAAATCTTGTCTTTGTAATCCAAGTAGATTCCATTGTTTTACCCTCCCATTTATAAGCAAAAGGCTAATATCAGGAGCGCGTATGATATAACCGCGCCGACGATTGACAGTAATATGTTTTCGAGTAAACGCATTAAGACACCAGCCTATCTAAAACCATACCATCATAATAATCCATGGTTTTGCCCTGGTAATCAACAAACCATTCAAAATCTTTTTGGAAAACTCGATAACCTAAATTAAATTGATTAGATGCTTGGTTCATGCGTAGTTTTGTTGTTACGGTGGCCCAGCCGTTAGAATTAAGTCTGATTTGTTTTTCATTAAACTTTACGACTTGGGTTTGATGGTATAATACCCGCGTAAACCCGTTTTCAGCAAAAACGCTTGTCTTGTGACTTCCGATTTTGTCTTGTCTGCTCATTGTTCAACCCTCCCTTTTTCTTAAAAATACACTCCAATAAACATCGAACTGACCTACGCTATCAATTTTGAAAATATAATCATAATCAGGTAACTCCGCTTCAATATCCTTCGCTACATCTTTAGGATCATCATTTTGCCCTGGATGAAATCCGGTTTCAAACCGTTGGCAATACTCGTCGGGAGAGTAACAAACAAAACCAGCGGTCTCGATGTACTCATAAAACCAGGAATAAACGGCTTTATCGGTACGATTAGAATAATAATCAATCACATCTTCTATTAAAATTTTATCATCAAGTTTATTATCGGCTTCAATACATTCATGGCAGGCAATTTCACAATCGCAAGTCCAGACATAAGAAGGCTCCCACCCGTAAGAATCCGCCGTTGTTCTAACGGCCTTACCGCATTCAGAGCATGGCATATATTCATCATGCCATAACGCATCAAGATTCAATTCTTCTTTGTTTTCATCAATCCAATTAAGGAGTCTACAAGTAAGATTACCCTCTTTTCTAATCCACCAATCACCAGCTAAGGCCGGATAATCATTATAACCGAACTCAGCTATACCAGGGTAAAATTCCGGATACATATTTTTGCTTTCCATGTAATTCATAATTGTGTTAATGTTAGCTTTCATTTTTCAACCCTCCCATTATAAACAAAATGCCAAGACAAGGAGCGCCCAAGATACAGCGACGCCAGCGATTACCAACAGAATATCCTCTAATATGCGCATAGGCAGCCCTCCATTTAAGGTTTGACTAACTTACCAGTTTCAACACTATAAACAGGATAAGGCGCGACCTCAGTTTCAAACCAGTCATGGCCGAAACAATAGGCCCGAGGTCCTATACCCGGATCGGTAATAAAATTCATTAAATAGCCTGCGCCCGGTGCGCATGGCGAACAATACTGAGCATAGGTAAAATACGGCGACCTCGTAACGAAGATGTCACCCATATCATCAGAACACTCAGCCGAATAATCAGTATCCTCGAAAATATACCCGATAGGTTCAAGCATATCAAAACTTTCCTCAATATCCTCTTTACAATCGGGACAAATAGAACAAAAATGATATCCGATTTCATAATCACACTTAGGACAAATATAATAATAAATCGGTTCTGAATCCTCATACCATGCTTGACCGACATCACTTTGATTTATAACGCCGTACCGGATTCCGGCAGCGCCGATGTTAGAACGACCCAAACCATAGTCAATCCCCCCGTAATTTGTTTCCATAATACCCCCTTGGTTAATGGTTAATAGATAACCTTTATAACTGCAAAGGGTATGCCAGAATGATAAAATATCTTTATAAGTGATTATAAGGACTTAGCTTTCGTATAATCATATAATGAAAGCCGTAAATACCAATAATTGTCAAAATAGCAAAAACATGACAAAAATTCGTACTTTCCATGTAAATTTCAAGTACAACCTTAATTTGTCATAAGTAAAACTTATGGTAAATAACAAAACATCAAAATAAATCTTGATTTGTCGGGAAACCCCATGATACTAGCGTATCTGAGCGCCCAAGGGGCGTGAAGACAGCATAAATCAAAATGGCTTAATCCTTTAAAAGCCCTTTAATAATCCGGTAAAATCGCATTCCGGCTAATCCAGAACAATACCAGCTAAAAAATAGACAATTCTAAAATCTACCCCTTTTGACCTTTCTCTAAAAATGCCCTTTCCCTTGCGATACGATCCGGAAGTGTGCGGATCCGAAACCACAAGCTAAAAAACCGCTCCCCAAGGGCAGCCGTAAATGCCGAAAACGGCCGAACAGACCCTATTCAGGACCAAAACAACGAAAAAAGCCATATCAACCTATTCGGAATAAATTAAAACGGCTTAAATCGCATCTCAGAGCGTACTACCCTGAATCCCTTGCTATCAGTACGTTTACAACGGTTTGTCCCTTTCCACTATGCCGCGCCAACAACGAAATGTCATAAAATAAAGGTTGACTATGACTCCAGGTTATGAACAAGAAAAAAGTGACAGCAAAGTGACTGCATAAAGTGACTGCACTTATACAAACATTTATACAATAGGTAATTATGGCAGGAAATCGTGAAACCGCATTACGGAATCTAAAGAAGTCAAACCATCCCGGTAGGCCCAAAGGCGGCAAAAACTTCGTTAGTATAGTTGAAACAGAGTTAAAACGTGCCGTACTACAAGGGACTTCACCCTTTTGGGAAGTGGTCGATGGATTGCTGCATAATAAATCTGATAAGATACGGCTGGCTATGGCATCGAAACTGATAGACCACAGCGAAGCGCTCCAGATCCCCGCCAATATTTCAACCCAGGTCGTCATTCAAGCGCCCGATGTTACCGGATTGGCTCAAGCTATTGATATTACACCCGAACCAAAGAGGATAGTGAATAGTGACGACACTAATTGACAGTACCATTGACAGTACCATACCACCTGGTGCATACTCATGTCCTATGATTACAGGAAGTTATGGCTCAAATACGGTGGCCAACCATGCCATCACATTGCCTGGTGTCCCCGGTGCCAGGCCCCTGGTATCATATCAGCAACCTATTGATATATTTATAAAAAAGAATTCTTTTTCTGAGCCGGGTGAAAAGTCAATCGGGAATTGGGGGTGCCGCTTTTTATATACCCCCCACTCCCATACCGGTTCAATTTTTTGGTAATTTTTTTTATGGAATTCATTTCAGACATAGAGCCTTTAGGTATTGACGAGTTTTTAGATGCTGAGATTTACGTTGATTTAGGCATAGCTGATGGGGCTTTAGAGGATTCGGGTGCGGATTTTGAGGTATACGGTAGTTTATGGGATTGGTTAAAGCCTGGTGGTACGGGTGATATAATAGGTCGGAATGTTGGAACGAGGAGCGGTCATTTTTGGTTAAGTTGAATCAAGCGAGCATTGATTATGCGAATCAGGCTGCGGATTATTTAGTAGGTGCTGATTATGCGAGTGCGTTGCGGGTATATGATGCTGTGATGAAGGATGAGGGTTGTCGTGGTTATGTTTGGGCGGAGTTGGGGCGTAGGGACCTATTTTTTTTAGTGACGTTGTTGTTGGGGAGGAGTGACGTATTTCATCCTTGGTTGTATGAGCGTTGTCGGGACGTAGAGCGTGAGGAGGCTGATGTTTTAGATTTATGGGCGCGGACGCATTACAAGACTACGTTGAAGACGTTTGCGAGGAACATTCAGAGGGTGTTGAATGATCCAGAGGTGACGATTGGTATATTCAGTCATACTGGCAAGATAGCGGACGCATTTTTGAGGCAGATCAAGCATGAGTTAGAGCAGAACGATTTATTAAAGGGGTTATATCCTGATATTTTATATAGTGATCCGAGGAAGGAGTCGAGTGTTTGGAGCATACAGACTGGTTTAATAGTGAAGCGGAAGACGAATCCTGTTGAGGCCACGTTTGAGAGTTGGGGATTGGTTGATAGTCAACCTGTTTCCAAGCATTTCAAGGTATTATGTTATGATGATGTTGTAACTCAGGCGAGCGTGAGTACAGCGGAGCAGATAGAGAAGACGACAGATGCCTGGGAATTAAGCCAGCATTTATTGACTGATGATGGTGGTATTTGTGTTTATGCTGGTACGCGCTATAATTTTGCGGACACTTATAAGGTAATGTTAGAGCGTGGTGCCGTGAAGCCGCGTTTATTTCCTGCTACGGACGATGGAACTCCTGATGGTGAGCCTGTTTTTTTATCCAGGGAGAAATGGGAGGACAAGAAGCGCAAATCGAGCACATATACGATAGCGTGTCAGATGTTGCAGAATCCGTTAGCTGGTTCAGAGCAGGAGTTCAAGCCTGAGTGGTTGAGGTATTTTGAGATACGGCCTGAGACTTTGAATGTGGCTATTTTAGTTGATCCGGCTAATTCCCGCAAGAAGGGCAGTTCCAACACCGCTATGGCTGTAATTGGTATAGATTATGCTTGGAACCGTTATTTACTGGACGGTGTTTGTCATCGTATGGGTTTAAATGAGCGTTGGAAGACGTTGAAAAGATTGCGTTTTCGTTGGTTAAATCGACCCGGTATTCAGGTTGTTAAGGTTGGTTACGAGCGTTATGGTATGCAGGCTGATTTAGAGCATTTTGAGGAAATGATGCGCATAGAGAAATGTCCTTTTCCGATAGACGAGGTTAGTTGGGTTCGGGAGGGGAGTCAGTCCAAGGATGATCGTATTCGGCGATTAGTGCCTGATTTTCAGAATTGGAAGTTTTTTTTACCTTATAATGGCAAGGGTTTAACGAAGGATCAGCGGGAGGCGACATTACAGGGTAAGCGGCATTTAGTGGCGAAGCCGATTGTGAATAAGAACCATGATGGTAGGACGTATAATTTAATTGATTGGTTTATTTCTAACGAGTATTTATTTTTTCCGGCAACGACTGCGAAGGATTTTTTAGATGCGATGTCGCGTGTTTATGATTTAGAGATGAGTCCGCCGCAGATAATCGAGGATGAGGGCAGTTTAATTCCAGAGGGTATATACGGGGTGTAGATCATGGCTGAGCAGGAATCCACGAAAGATTGGCTGAGTTTATGCGATGAGCATGACAAGGACAGGTACAAGGACGAGGAGGTGTACGAGTTTTCTAATGGGCGCAAGTTCAAGAACACGGATAGAACGGCAGGGCCGTATGAATGATTTCATAAAACAGCCCGATCCGCTCATGTTTGAATCCCTTACCTTATTATATAGGGCGTTCCCTTTGCACGAATGGGGCGTGGACGTTCAGATAGAGAACGGCATTATGCACGTTTGGGAGCGTAATTTAAGCCCTGATGATATGCGTTATGTGTTGCATTTGAATAAGTTAGACTATCCTGAACTACGCAGGGTGCGTCAGGCTGGTGGTGAAATTTTAGAACGACACGGGGTGATTTAATATGAAAAAGATTAAATATGTTTGCCCCTTCTGCGGTTACAGGGAGAAAAGCGATTTTCCAATAATGCACATTCATGTACGAGAAGACAAGGAATATAACGACCACAGGCCAAAAATTACCTATGCCAACATGATACCGGAGAGTGAGAAATCATGCCAGACTGGTTAGAAATGGCGAAAGACGCCTACGATGGTTCAACGTCCTATATTAACAATAATATGCGCAAGAAATGGGATGACGCGGTTCGGCATTTCAACGGGGAACACGCATCCGGCAGTAAATATCACGGCGCGGTTTACAATTATCGCAGCAAGATATTCAGACCGAAAACGAGGTCCAGTATCAGAGCCAACGAAGCTGCCGCAATGGTGGCTTTTTTTGGTAATGAGGACGTGGTGAATATTACGGCTCGGAATCCCGATATTCCGATTATGCAGGCATCGGCTGAAATCTGGGATCAGATTCTTCAATATCGTTTAACGGAGTCTATTCCCTGGTTTTTAATCTGTATCGGTGCCTTTCAGGAGGCTCAGAAGGTTGGCGCGGTGTGTTCTCATATTTTCTGGGAATACGTTGAGAATAAAACGGGTGTTGTAAAGGATCAGCCCTGTATTGAGTTAGTTCCTATTGAGAATATTCGCATTGATCCCGCCGCTGATTGGGTTAATCCGGTAAATTCAAGCCCGTATGTGATTCATTTAATGCCGATGTATTTAAAAGACGTGAAACGGCGCATGGAAAAGGTTGATGCTAAAACGGGTGAATCCAAATGGATAGCTAAAACCGATCAGGAAATCATGGAAGCGCACACGATGGAGTACAACACGACTCAGCAGGAGCGCAACCAGCGCATGGAAGACCCGTTTGATGAAGAAAAACCACCTTCCTTGAAGAATTTTGATACCGTTTGGGTTCACAAGAATATTTTCAATGATGCTGGCACCGATTACTTGTTTTATACACTAGGAACAAGGCATTTATTAAGTAATCCCGTACCTTTAGAGTCGATTTACCTTCATGGTAGACGACCATATGTGATCGGTAATTCCGTTATTTGCGCCCATGATGCCATGCCGGACGGATTAGCCGGTATCGGTAAACCCATGCAGCAGGAATTAAACGAAATCGCCAATGCTCGTTTAGATAATGTTAAAATGGTGCTGAATAAGCGTTGGGTTGTGAAACGTGGTCAGCAAGTGGATATAAATTCTATTTTACGCAATGCCGCCGGGTCCGTCACGATGGCGAATAATCCCAAGGAAGACATAATGCCGGTTGAATTTAACGATGTGACCGGCAGTTCATATCAGGAGCAGGATCGGCTTAATTTAGACTATGATGAGCTTGTTGGCACGTTTTCGCCCTCCACGGTGCAGACTAATCGCAGAATGAATGAAACCGTGGGCGGTATGCAGATGATAAAAGGCGGTGCTCAGATATTAACCGAGTACGTTATTCGCACATTTTCTGAAACCTGGGTTGAACCGGTTTTAAAACAGCTATTGCAGTTGGAAATGGCGTATGAAACCGATATTGTGGTGATGTCCACGGCGGCGGAAAAGGCTAAAGTCCTGCAAAAATACGGTGTTAATGCCATTACGGACGAATTATTGAATCAGCGATTAACATTAGAGGTTAATGTGGGTTCGGGCGCGACTGATCCACAAGCCAGGTTGCAGAGATTATTAATTGCCTTGGAATCCCTTGCTAAAGCCGCTGCAATGCCGTTGCCGAACGTGGATTTAGAGGAAGTCGGTAAGGAAGTATTCTCCGCTCTTGGTTGGAAAAATCCCGACAGGTTCATATTCGCCAAGGATAGTCAGGAATATCAGATGATGTCGGCTCAAATGCAGCAAATGCAGCAGCAGATTCAGGATTTACAGGGCAAGATAGACAGTAAACAGCTTGAGCAAATGACGAAACTTAAAATCGCCGGGGATCGTGAAAAAGCCCAGGGCGATAGGCATGATTCTGAAATGCAGACACGCATTGTCGAAAAAATAATGGATACGGCGAATGATGACGATAGACGACAGCAACAGACAGCTTCTAAGAATCGCTAATTTAGGCGTTGAGGCCGAAGTCTGGTGGCAATCCGAGGTTGGCAGGCACATTGAGAAAAGCCTTGAGGAGGATATTAATGCCAATCTGGAAATGCTGAAAGTTGCCGAGGGTGACGATGTTGTGAAAATACAGAATATAATCAGGGAATTGGAGTATTTACCAAGAAGAATAAACGATTTAATCCTGGCTGGCAATGAAGCCATTCAGATTTTAGACGATCAGGAGAATTAAAATGAACCCCAAACAGGACGCTATCGAAGAAGACGTGTCCGAGGAACAAGAGGAACAGGAAAAACTGTTACCCGAAGATGATCCCCGGATGCAGATTATGGAAGACATTATCGAGCAGAACAAGAACGCCGATGAACAGTACGAGAAAGACACGCAGAGCGACATCATTGAACCGGAATTACCACCCGATGAACAGGAACCGGATTTAGAGGACGTTGAAACCGAATCGGAAAAACCAGCCGAGGAGGAAAAACCACCCGAACCGGAAGAAACCGTTCATCTCATTATCGACGGACAGGAAAAGGACGTGCCGTTATCCGAAGTCACGGACGCTGGTAAACGTGCTTTACAGAAACAACTGGCCGCCGATAAACGCTTAGAGGAAGCGACCCAGCTTTTACGGGAAGCCAAGGAACGGGCATTACCCCCGAAAGAGGACGTGCCTCCGAAACCACCCGAACCGGAAACTGAACGCATGGATGCGGCGGCTCTCGCCAAGGCTATTCAGTACGGAACGGAAGATGAAGCCGCGCAAGCATTGGCGCAGTTTCAGGAAACCACCACCGTAACGCCCGAACGGGTGAGTGAGCTGGTGGAAAAAAGAGTGCAACAGTTGGAGCAGGAGCAGGCTCAGAAAACCTTCTGGGAAAACGTGAAGCGCAAACCCGAAGATGGCGGCTTTGCAGACCTGATGGAAGACGAAGTGATTGCATTTCCAGCGTTCTTTGCAGCATCGGACAGGTTGCTGAACGCCGGGGAACCGAATACTTGGGAAACCTACCAGAAAGCCGGTGAGGAAGTTCGGGAATTATTAAAAACGCGCTATGGCGGGCCTGATCTTGAATCCAAAAAAGCAAGCAAAAGAGCCGCAGCGGATGATGTTCCACGGGGAACAAACCAACGGCAGGCACCACCGCCGGAGGAAAAACCCCAAACCAAACAACAAATCCTCGATGAAATGAGAAAATCACGGGGACAATTATAAGGAGATAAACTTATGTCCGGTCAACTGTGGGTAACAAATTCCCTCGGTGGCTACATGAGTTCCCAGAAACTTTCCAAGTACCTTAGATATGCGTTGCAACCAACGGTGAAATTCCGTCAATTCTGCGATGCCAAGGGTGCTTTTGGAAAACATAAGGGCGAATTATACACCTACAATGTGTATAACGATGTAGCTACCCAGGGTAATACGTTGGTGGAAACCGACACCATGCCCGAAACCAATTTCACGATTACGCAGGGTACTATCAGCGTAACGGAAGCCGGAAATGCAGTTCCCTACACCGGCAAACTGGATGATCTTTCCGAACATCCCGTGAAATCAATTATTAACAAGGCGCTCAAAAACGATGCCAAGAAATTCTTTGACTGTGTTTCTCACGCTGAGTTCAATAAAACACCGTTGAGAGTTCAGGCCAGCGATGGAACCGATACGGCGGTGGTGACGTTGCTTACGGCCAGCACTCACACGGATACGAACAATGTTGCAATGCGTAAAGGACACGTTTCGGCAGTCGTGGATACGATGAAAGAGCGCAATATTCCACCTTATAGAAACGAGGACTATGTTTGTATCGGGTGGCCCAGCACGTTCCGAACGCTTAAAAACGATCTGGAATCCGTGTATCAGTACGTTACGGAAGGATACAAGCAAATCTACAACGGCGAAATCGGTAAATACGAGAAATGCCGTTTTGTGGAGCAAACGCAAATTCCGAAGGGTGGTGCGAACGACAGTACCACTTGGAACGCTTATTCCAACACTTCCGATGCTTGGGATAATGCGAAGTCCGATTGGGCTTTCTTCTTGGGTCAGGACGGTGTTACGGAAGCGATTGCCGTTCCAGAGGAAATGCGTGGTAAACTTCCGTCCGATTACGGCAGAAGCAAGGGTGTCGCCTGGTATTACTTGGGCGGCTTTGGCATTATCCATACAACCGCAGCGCAAGCCCGTATCGTGAAATGGGATAGCGCATCATAAAGAAGGGAGGTGGTTTGAGTGAGTAACGCTTATGATGATGCAAAATACGGCGTAATTGAACGCCGTTGGTTCGGATTGACAAAAAAATGTGGCGGCTCTGCGGCTGGGGGTTATACGTTCGGTACGACCGATGCAACCACCGCTGACCATGTTACGCGGTTTTATCCGAAAGGACCGATTAAACTTCTGAAGTTCGGCCATTTGACTCTGGCAACGATTGCCGGAGGTGGAACCGGCATGGACGAAGTTCCGGCCCGTGTGCTTGTGAACGGGTCTACCGAAACAAGTGCTGATCTGGCTATGGTGGGTGCAGCTCAGTATGACATTGCCTCCGTGGTGGGTTTTACCGCTGCCCAGGTGGATGCTGGGTCATACATTGGTATTCGCACCGGAACTCCCCAAACTGCTGATGGCACCGATGCCAATACTGCAACGACTACCGGCACGGTAGCGTTCTTTATTGATTTCGTGCGTGTTTACAGCAGCAAGTGGGACGAATAGGCACATAATCTTGTGGGGGCTTAAAACACCCCCACAAGAAAAATTGGAGGGGAGGGGGATTTTGAACATTGTTTTTGTGTCGGCACACGCCTGCATTAGAGTGCAGAAAATGGCGTTGCCGCTTACACAGGTAGGGCATAAGGTTCATTTAATTGCAAAAAAAATACCGAGTTTTTACGAATGTTACGACACGTTCTCAATTTATTCGGATGCAGGGCAATTAATAAATGTTATTAAAAGATTTGAAAAAGTCGGGGATATTGACATTTATCATTGCCATAATGAACCGTCCTGGTTTGTCACGATCCTTAAAGAAAGAACCGGAGTGCCGGTGGTACTGGACGTTCACGACACCTATTTGACACGCTTGACACCGGCTGAATGTCGCTCTTTGAAAAATCATGGTTTTAATCCATTCAGGGTTTCAAACGAAGAAAGACTTAATTTCCGGTTAGCCGATGGACTTGTTTTCGTTTCCGATTCGGTCAGGGATGTGACCATGAAAGAGTTTGAATTAAATCAACCATCCCTTGTTTTACCCAGCTACGTTCCTGATTTCTTATACAAATACAATATGGGGCGATACTTGGGCGGTTTAGTGTACGAAGGCAAGGTGACGCTGCCGGGTGAAATAGATGGCAAGAATGAACGAATGTGGGGATTCTCGTATTGCGATTATACCAGAGTGGCGAAGGATTGCACGAACGCTGGCATTGATTTTCACCTTTACCCTGGAACTAACGAAGCTAAAAAACACTATAATGGAATCGCCACGGTGCATCCCGGATACCCGTATTTAGAGCTTTTAACGTGTTTAACACGGCATGATTGGGGTCTGGTCGGCAATATGGAGAAAAGCTATCAATGGGAAATGACCTTAACCAATAAAATGTTCGAGTATTTAGCGTGTGGGTTGCCGGTTGTGGCAATAAATGCAAGCGAATCAAGCAAATTCATTGAGAAACACGATGTCGGCATCACGGTTGAATCAATGAGGGAATTAAAAGCCCGATGGGGAGAGCACAGAAAGAAACAGGAGAATGTGATTAAGTTCAGACAGAAGTTCATCATGGATAATCACATCGACAGTTTGCTGGAATTATATAAAAAATTAATTTGTCTGAGGGGGGCGGCATGATTAATCAGGAAATGCAGGGGTATTGGGATGAGATCGCTAAAATACAGGCAAAGCATTTTAGTGAAAACATTTGGAAAAAAGCCAAGATATTAGGCAAAATACTGGATGCTGATAATTTCTTTAATAAAAGAGTGCTTGAAATCGGAGTGGGAGTACCGCTTGTGTCAGCGGCGATACAACTGATTTTACTAAATAATTGGCATTGGGCCGGGACGGATGTATCACCTATTTATGTTGATTATGCCCGAAAACGCATGGGGTGCGAAGTGGTTCACGCAGATGTGAAAACACTACCGGAAACCGAGGACGGGTTTGATCGAATATTCTGCTTTGATAGTTTGGAACACGTTCCACCCGATGACAGAGAGGAAGGATTTGAACGCATTGGCAAGGTTTTAGCTCCGCACGGTAGAATTTATGTTCATTTACCGTGGGAGGAATCACACCACACCGATTTTGATTATGAGTTCGATCTTCACACTTTGGCGCTTCTGGTGGATAAAACCGAAACGGAATTGATAAAATACGAACGGTACGAGTGTGAAACCATAAACGATAAAATAAAAAAATACAAGTGGGTAATTCTTGAGCGTTAGCCATTACGATAATATTGAGAAAGCAAAGGAGCTGGTTCAATTCGGAGCCAGCCCAAGGCGATATGTTTGCGAAGTTCATCGGGAAGTCTGGGATTTAATTGAAAAGAATATCGAATCCGAGCAGAACAAGCAACAAGCCCTTGATTTATTAGCAGAAGCGTACTGGTTAAGTAAAAGAATGTCCGACAGGCTAAAGGAATTAAAAGAAACGGCTCAGTTCGATGGTAACGATGCGCTCACCGATGCGGATTTCAGAAGCAGGATTCAGCAAAGGGCTGAACGTGTAAATGCTTTAAAAACCTATAAATCGGTTCAGATTCAAACGATTGATTTCTGCAACCGCTCATGCGCGTGGTGTCCCAACAAGGATTTGAATAAATCACCCGAAACTAAAATGAGTCAGAAAACACTAAGCCGAATCCTACGCCAGTTGCTTGATTATAATTACACGGGTGCCGTTCATCCTTATTTAATGGCCGAACCGCTGGAAGATAATCGTATATTGGCGATCCTGAAAGAAATAAAAGAATATCTACCGGATGCACGTGTCAAAATAGCCACGAACGGAGATAAACTTAAATACTCCGAGGATGTTCAAGGCTTGCTTGATGCCGGTTGTGATTCGATTCATGTCAACCATTACGATGATCTTAACGAATACAAGTTGCGGGACAAGGATTTTGAAGGGGTGACTCATTTCGGAAGGGGTTATCTTAAACCAACTTTTTTTAATCGAGCCGGGAAGGTGAAATTCATACCATCCAAAATACAAACGAAAGGATGCTCATATTTTTTAAACAAGCTGTATTTCAGGCATAACGGGGATTTGATTCTATGTTGTTCCGACTACGATTACGAAGTGGTGTTCGGAAATATCAATGAGCAATCCCTGCCTAATATTTTAGCGGGGGAATTGTATCGGAAATATTATTATGCGCACAAAAACGGAGAGGCTAAAACGGGGGGCTTGAAATTATGTCAAGATTGCAACCATATTTAAGGGTTCAAATGGTGACACAGGAACCGTTTCAATGGGTGGAAGGATTTAAAAATATATTACAAGGCTATGATTTAACCGTAAATTCTAATATTAACCTGAAATTGCCGACCGATATTTACTTGCTTATGTGGGCGAATCAGGAAGCCAAGGAGTTCATAAACCGTTACAGGGGTGATGCTAAAATCATTCTATGGGTTCGCAGATACGAGTATTATCAATCATGGCTGTACGAGATAAATTTCAACAAGGTTTCGGCGGTTATATTCGTGAACGATTATTTAGCCGAGGGTTTTGAAAAACAAACAGGCGTAAAAACCCATGTGATTTACAATTCGGTTGATTTAAACAAATGGACACTCGTTGAAAAACTCAAATCGAAAAACATCGGCATGGTGGGATGGATAAATCAGAAAAAAAACTTCCCTCTAGCAATACAGATTTTAAGCAAATTGCCCAAACATGAACTCCATATTGCCGGAGGGGTTCAGGACTCAGCCACAATGGATTATATCTTCAACCTGGCAGCGGATTTAAAAATCACGCTGGAACGATTAAATTTTCACGGGCGCATACCGCATCATAAAATGGATGCCTGGCTGAACAATATTGGTGTTTTATTGTCATGCTCTATTTCCGAGGGTTGCCCGAATAACGTCCTTGAAGCAATGGCAAAGGGTATTCCGACAATAATTCATAATTGGCCCGGTGCGAAGGATATATTTCCTGAAGAATGTATATTTAACACGGTTGACGAAGCCTGTGAACTAATAACAACCTATGGAACAACAAGAAAACTTTTCGCTTTAGACGATTTCGGTATCGGTAATTATGAACGAATTGCTGATATTATACAACAAATAACCGGAAACCAAAAGGAAGCAGCATGATTGAATTTGATCCTAAAAAACCCTATGGGGAAGTGTTCGGACCTGGTGGCGATTGCAAATACATTCAGGAAGGTAGAAAATACGATGGCGGCGGTTTTTTTGTCGGGTATCAGAAAGGCCGGGAACCAATACCGGAACCGGAGCCACCCGAACCCGTGAAGAAAATCGTTGAGGAACCCGAACCAAGAGAATCGGAGGTTTGCGAGTATTGTGGCAAGCGTTTTAAGAAAGTCACAAGCCATTTAAGATGGTGCAAGGTGAAAAAGGCAAAGGAGAAGGGGGATGGCAGAAACGCTGGGAAGCCTGGTGGACAAACTAAGCGTGATGAACCTAAAACTCTGGCATCAAGAGGAAATCAAACATCGTACATCATTGGAAGACTCGACGATAGCTGATGCCGCTCGTAAAATCGGGGTGCTGAATAAACAGCGCAACGACTTGATTCAGGAGATAGACGAAATGGTGGTGAATATCGGCAACGGAAAACCACCCAAAGTTTACTATCAGGTGAAAATGTACTGATGATTAAACCAGAAGCTATCAGATACGAGCTTGTTCCATTCACACGCGGGCGTGGCCTTCAGGTTAATATCCCGGAGGAACAGCCGAAAATGTGGCCCCATTTCACGGGTTGTGACGAATCGGATTTCCGGTATTTTCACAAGTCACGCTGGGATTACGTTATTTTGCACGAATTAAGAGATGAATCCCTGTTTCTGAAAGCATGGCAAAGAATAAGACAGGGTGGGCATTTCATTTTAATCGGTGAGAATCGAGCGCCTCAGATGATGAATATCAAGGGATGGGATTTTCTCTTATCGGAAAAATCAGAAGATGATTTCATTCATGTTTACAAGAAACGCTCAGACAAGCAACAACTCATATTTTACAATGATGAACGACCACCGAAAACGGTTTTGGTTATCAGGTATGGTGCCGTTGGAGATATGATTCAAATAAGCAGTATATTTCCGCCTTTGAAAAAACAAGGATACCACATCACCGTTCTATGTCAACCTAAAAGCGCATCCATTATAAAAGATGATCCCAACGTGGACGATATATTCATTACCGACAAAGATCAGGTGCCGAACCAGCAACTTGATTATCATTGGGAATTTCTGAAAACCAAGTACGATAAAATCATAAACCTGTCCGAATCCGTTGAGGGCACGATTCTTGCGCTTCCCGGCAGAATGAACAATAAATGGCCTTATAGCGCCAGACAGAAATACATGAGCATAAATTATCTTGAATTTACGCACGACTTGGCAGAATTACCATATCCGCCGTTCAACACGAAATTCTATCCCGACAAGAAAGAAATTCAATGGTGCGTTCAAAAAAGGAAGCAAATCGGGGCTGGACCCATTATTCATTGGGTTTTGTCCGGTTCATCTATTCACAAGACATGGCCCTACCTGGATCAGATCATAGCACGGTTATTAGTTAAATATCCCGAAGCAAGTATCGTTCTCACGGGTGACGAAATGTGCAAAATGCTTCAATCCGGTTGGGAAAACGAGAAAAGAGTCCATCTCTGGGCGGGAGAGAAAATCAGAAACACGCTCACATTCGCCGTTACACAGGCAGATATCGTTATCGGGCCTGAAACGGGTGTTATAAACGCCGTGGGGATGGAACTCACTCCCACAATAATATTCTTAAGCCACAGCAGCAGGGAAAACGTCAGCAAGCATTGGGTAAACACAATCAGCTTGGAACCCGATAAAAAAGATTGTCCGTGTTTTCCTTGTCACCGATTGCACTATACATGGCATTTCTGCAATCAGGATAGCGTAACCGGCGCAGCATTGTGTCAGGCCCGAATCAACGTGAATACCGTTGAGGAAGCGATTGAATTAGCAATGAGTAAAACCACACAAAAGGCGGCATAGCATGGCTTTACGAACAATAACCGGAAATGAATTAATAAAAGCGAGTTTAAGGGTTTTGGGCGTTCACGATATTCACACGACACCCACCGACGATGAAATGCAAAATGCGCTCGATGCCTTTATCTGGATGCTGGAACAATTAGCCGGTCCACCCGATAGAACCGATATTGGTATAAAACCGTGGATACAGGCGATAGCGACCTTAACGCTTTCAGCTAAAGCCAGTTTCGATATAAAAGCCAGTGGGGGTGATTTAGACCTTGAAGTGCCGGAAGGTATCATCACGGCCACACGCAGGGACACGGACAGCAACGATAATATCCTGATACCGATGACGCTTGAGGATTACAATGCCATATCCAATAAGGGTCAAACGGGAACACCCGGCAGATATTATTACGAACGAGAAAAAGACAACGGATTATTCAAGCTGGATTATATACCATCCGATACTACCGACACGGTTATTCTGAATTATCGCAGACGCATAGAATCGCCAACACTTGCAGGCAATCTTGATATGCCCGAAGTATCATATCGGATGCTGAAATATAACCTTGCGATAGACCTGGCACCCGAATACGGCAAAGAACCCAGCTCCGTTCTCATGGGGTTGGCGCTTCAAAGCAGGCGCAAGTTATCACGGCATTATCCTGAAATATCGTCAACTGAAATGTATTTTCAACCAGGCAGGGATTAATGAGAGTACCATTTACGATAGGATATAGCGAGGGTAGGGCGAAAAACAGGGCAAGCGGCAGGCTTGTGAATATGTTTCTGGAAAAAGGCCCCCCTGGAGATGAGGGCAAGATTTTTCTTTCCGCCTGCCCCGGCTTGAAATTCTGGGCCGACACCGGCACCGGCAGGGAAATAAGAGGCATATATCGTTCATCCCCCACCCGACCCAAAGCCGACACCCCAGAGCTTCTCTACGTTGTTTCGCACGATAAGCTATACCAGTATGAGGCCGACAAGACAAAGACCGAAATAGGGACGCTCAAGACACTCTCAGGGCGTGTATCAATGGCCGATAACGGCGGCGAATTAATGATCGTGGACGGGCCTAACGGATACATCTATAACTGGAACTCAGAGGAATTTAAACGCATTAAGGACAGGGATTTTCCAGGTGGTAGAAAGGTTATTTATCAGGACGGTTATTTCATCGTGTCACCGACTGATACAGGTCAAATGAACGTGTCCACGCTTTATGACGGGACTTCATGGGATGCCCTGGATTTTGCGTCCGCGGAAGGTAATCCCGACAACACCATGTCGATTGAAACCGATCATCGTGAATTATGGAATTTTGGGGAACGCTCCACAAGTGTTTGGATAAACACGGGCGCGGCTGATTTCCCGTTTGAACGAATACAGGGATCGTTTATCGAAAAAGGATGCGGTGCTAGAGACTCGGTTGCTAAAATAGACAATGGCGTTTTATGGCTCACGCATGAAAGACAGGTGGCAAGAGCAGTTGGATACTCCCCTCAGATTGTCAGTACACGCCAAATGGATTATGAAATCGCTAATTACGGTACAACCAGCGATGCTTTTGCTTTTGCATACACGTTCGAGGGCCACCCTTGGTATCAACTCACGTTTCCGTCCGATGGTAAAACGTGGGTACTGGATATGGCGACTACGCTTTGGCATCAAAGATCATCGTGGACGGATGCGCACCCCGATCAGCAATTCAGGCATCGTGCTAACTGCTACACTCTTTTTGACAATAAACATATCGTGGGGGATTATCGAAACGGCCTGATTTACGAGCTGTTATCCACGCATTATGCCGATTACAGGCGACCCGTTCTAAAAGAATTTACAATCAATATTCCCTCAGACGGTATAAAAAGAATCGTTCATAAATCGCTTGAACTTGAAATGGAATACGGCGAAGGCGCTTACGGTGATTACATGACCGATACCGAGGGCAAATACGTTCTCGACACCGATCATAACTTTGTGGTGGTAGCGGATAATGAAACCGAAACAAGTCCGAGGGTGTATGCTCTTGTGGATTATTCAAACGATGGTTGGTCGTGGCAAGGCGAAAGAATGGTGAAAATCGGGCAACTTGGGGATTATTTATTCAGAGCACCAATGTATAAATTAGGTACTTCACGTCAAAGATCATACCGTGTGAGGTGTAGTGACCCCGTAGACCTGGCATTAATCGGCGCTCATGTTGAGGGAGATATTGAACGTGGTTAATATTTATCCCCCATTTTTAGCTAAAATTCTGGATGACAACGGCAGATTGTCGAAAGAATGGCACCCCTTTTTCAATGAATTATATGCGATGTTGAAGGGTGTTAAAACTGGCTCATCCGGTAATTTGGTAAGCATTGATTCACTTCACAGACTTGGTGACAGTGATGTTGTCGCGTCACCGGATGCGTTTCTTTCATTATACGATCAGGGCGGTGAAAACGAGTTCACAAGTGGGGCTTGGGCTGATTTTACATGGGATACAACCTTTAAGAAAAACAATAATTATAGCCACTCTACGGATGATGAAGAAATTCGATTGCTATTTAGCGGTGATATTAAAATTACATACCACTTAACGGCGTACACTTCATCATATACAGACCTTACGACGGCAAACGCAAAATTACAATTATACAGAACCGGATGGGAAGACATTGACGGAACGTTGAGCATAGCACAGCTAGGCTCTGGCGATAATCAGAATTTAACCGGAAAGCGTATATTAACTGTGAAAAAGAAAGATAAATTGAAATTAGTGGGCAGCGTTACGGCAGGGTCCAGTACGATCTTAACGGTTGCCAATGCATGTAGCATAACGATTGAAAGACTGACATAACGGAGAATAGCAATGTCATGGACTAGTGATTATAACAGATGGCAGGCAGGAGAAGGACCACACCCAGGAGATCGGCCCGGTTATACACAAGATGAAGATGGGAATTATTATCCTATACCTGGCTCTGGTGGAGGAGGTAAAACAATAGATGGTCGAAACGTGTCTGATGAAGAATGGGAACAGGCTATGGAATGGCAACGGCAGCAAGGAAGGGGGAATCAACCCCCGCCCAATATGTCGGGATATTATAACGAAGCCGCCGCCATGTCCCTCCGTGGCACAATGGCCGGAATAGCCGCACAGGAGCGTATGTTAAGGGCATCCCTGGCACAGCAGGCCGAGTTTTATTATCAAACCCGACAGGACATGATGCCGTGGCTTGAAGCCGGTGGCTGGGCGCTGGAAGAATTGCAGGGTTTCTTAAAAGAAGGCACCACATATTTTCCAACACCGGAAGTGGGCGAAGGAGAAGGCGCAACTGCCAGAGAACAAGTTCCTTCTTGGGCAAAGGACGTATATCAGAACAACGTCTATGAGGAAAGCCCACATTATAATTTTCTGCAACAGGAAGGTACAAAGGCTTTAGATCGAAGCGCCGCCAGCCGGGGGATGCTGTTATCAGGACCACAGGTGAAAGAGTCTCAAAGATTCGGGCAACAGTTAGCGTCCACCGATATTGATAACTGGCTCAGACAGTATTACGACAAAGCTAATCTTTCAGGTGGGCAATTCATAAATAAAATCGCTCCATATCAGGCTATGTCAGGATTGGGTCAATTAACGGGATCGCAATTAGGAGCTACGGGCGCACAATATGCCAACCTTGGAACAAGTGCCATGATGCAGGCAGGCACCAACACCGCCAATATGTTGCAAAGTGGATACAACACCGCCGCCGGTTTACGGGCATCGGGTGCCGCAAGTGATGCTATGAACCAATGGCAGTATCAGCAGAATCAATTAACGGCGCAACGTGAACGTGATATGTGGAACCAATACAACCGGCAGAGGCAGGGCGATGATGGTCCAAATTGGGCTGGTGGTTTTTCCGGCGGGGTATCAGGTGCCTTTGCAGGGGCAGCAGTAGGGGCAAAAATTGGTTCAATAGGTGGCCCGTGGGGTGCTGTGATTGGTGGTGCTGGTGGGTTCTTAGCAGGCTTATTTTCATAAGGAGCAATTAAAATGGTATCTGTAAATTTAATGAGATTACCACAGACAAACAGGGTGCAATATCCGTATTCGGCCTATTCTCAGCTTGAAACCAAAAGCGACCGGCGAAAAAATAGGGTCAATACAGCGATAAACACCGCCTTTAATGCTGCCAATATGTTTCTGCGTCAGAAGAATCTCGACCGTGATTATGAATTACGGAAGCAACAGGCTGAACAGACTCAGGCGGCAGCAGAGCAGGAACAGGCCAATCGGCAGGCTACCGCTAATTATATGCGTCAGGGTGGACCAGACCCAACAGGTGGCATGATGGGCGGTCCCGGTTTTTCCTCAGAAGGTATTGCTCAGAATAATATGGCTAATCAAGGAGTGACTCCACCGATGACAGGCACACCCGACCCCAAGGTGGTTCAAGAGATGAAGTTGGGACAGCTTAAAAATTATGCCTACGCCACGACTTTAATCGCTACGAGTGCCGAAGGTTGTGATACTTATGAATGTTTTGCAGAAAAGACACAGGTATTGACGAAACCGAATCCGGTTACAAAAAAACCAATGGTCAACCCTGCTAAACTGGCTGAAATAACAAAAGACAATTTTGAGCAAATGAAACCGCAGTTAATCATGGAAGCCAAGGCAGCGTTAGCGCAGATTAATGAAAAGTATAAGAGTTTGAAGCCGGAGGAAAAGAAGGAAACACCGCAGGAGAAATCAGATAGAGAATTTGCAGATTTTCAAAGAGAACATGACTATAAAAGAAAAAATCCATTGAAGGGTGAGGGCGAAGAAACCTTGTCTTGGGAAGAAAAGAAGAAAAGAACAGAGGAAGATAAAAGGGAACACGAACTATGGAAAAGATCACTACCACAAACCCCAGCACAGCAAAAAAACACTCAGAAAGAACGTGAAGCCGAAAAGTTAAGGGCAGGACTTCCAAGGTTGCAAGAAATCGCAAAAGAAAATCCTATGGAGGTTTATCGTAATGGATACCAGATGAACGATAATGGAACCGTATATACTGATTTAATTACAGGTACGCCAAGAAAACTACCCGATCCTCACAAGGTTATAGGAAAAAGAGGGGGGCCAACGGCATTAAAACAAGCAGCCGAACATTGGGATGATGCAAAAGAAGTCATGGCTTTACTTAAAGACCCGGAAGTGCAGACGGTTTTAAACAGGGCAGATGGAGAAGGGCTTTTTAACAGAGCAAAGTCAAGATGGTATAATGAATTAACAAAATGGTTACAGGAACATAAGTATGGTAAAGACTCCAAAGCGTATCAAGCCGTTGTCAGGATACAAAAAATGGCTTCAGATGACAGAAAAAAATATCTTGGAGTGGCCGTTACGGAAGCAGAAATGCAAACGGTAAGGGGTTGGCTTATAGATACGGGGGATACGTTCTCAGAAATAATGGCAAAAGCGAAAGTAATAGAGTCAGAAGGTGAGGAACATTTTCTTAATTGGTTGGGTGTATTTAAAAATCAAGCTAATATGTCTGATTGGTATGATACTTTTGGCGTCAAACGATTCAAGGGGTCGGAGAGTTCAGCAAGTGAGAAAGCAAAAGCGCTTATTGAAAAGTATCGGACAGGTACACAATGAATAATGAACTTGAAACATTAGTTGAAGAAATGGTGACGGCAGGCGTTCCCGATCACGAAATAGGGGCGTTTATTCAAGAGTTTGATGGCGGGCAATCTATGCCGGTACAGAGTCAAACACCTACCATCCAGAATCCACCCGCAGAAGGTAGCTGGACGCAAAGAAGACCTATCAGAGAAGGTATTGCCGGTGCTGCAAGAACAACACTTGAGGTTGGTGGTCTTGTGGGTGGTGGTGCTGCCGGTGGTATGTCGGTAGGACCCGTTGGCGCAGTTGCGGGGGGTGGGCTTGGTCATGGAATTGGTTCAAATGTTGCCGACCGAATAGACGAAGTTTTGGGTTTGTCTGAAAGCATGACACTTTCCGAAAGTACCAGAAAGGCGATTGATGACGTTGCAGAAGGTGCCATGATGGAAATGGGTGGACAATCGGTAACGGTTTTAGCCAAAGCAATAGCCGGACCATTTATTCAGTTGGCTAAATGGGTAAATCAAAAGTTACCGAAACTAAGCAAAGAAAAAGTAATTAAAAAAGCAAGTGAAATTTATGAACGAATGGGAGTTCAAAACCCGGAGGCTTTAAAGTCGGTTAAAGAAACGAAAAAACTGCTTGATGAATTAGACGTAAAAACAGAACCGACAATAGCACAAAAAACAGGGGCGTATGGTGCCAGAATACAAGAGCAAGCCTTACAGGTAAGGTATCCTGAAGTTAAAACGCAAATGCAGGTACAGGATGCAACCATTAGAAAAGAAGCGCTTGAAACGATTGAGAAGGTTTTTAAAACAGGCAAAACAAATGAAGATATAGTGGTTGGGGTTGAAAAGGAGTTGGGTCGCCTTAAAGGAATTAGTAAAGAAACGACAGGGCAGGCAGAAACGCAAATTGCGAAAATAAGTGGGGATGCAGAAACACAGCAAACCGGAATGGGCATAAAGGAAGCCTTAATAAAAGAAAAAAAGGCAGCGAAAATAAATGTAGATGCAGAATACAAGAAATTGCCCAAGGGAATACAGCTTGATAGTATTCCAATAACAAAAGCCATTAATAAAACTAAAAGGAGTTTTAAATTAGAGGGTGGGGAATCAAACACTATCCCGAAAGCAATTATAAAACAAATGAAGGCGGCTTCAAAGGTTACTAAAAAGAATCCGTTAGGAAAAGTAACTTTTGATAATTTAAGGGATTGGAGTTCACAAATAAAAAGAGATATTAGATTTAGCACGGCAGGAGCGCAGCCAAATTTAAACAGGGTTCGGCGCTTGATGATGCTAAAAAACGGTGTTGATGAAGCTATGGACCAAATGGCTAAAACCGGCAATGCCGCAATTACAGCGCAATATGAAAAAGCCACGAAGGTATTTACAAAGTATTTTAAAACATTTCGTGAGAAAACGGTTGGCAAGGTTTTGGAGCCGGGAGAGAAAGTTGCTTTTTCAGATATTCCCGGTAGGTTCTTTCGTAAAGGCAAAATGGATGCCGCAGATGATTTAATCCGTGCCGTGGGAAAGGATAGAGCCAAACAGTCGATTGAGGGTTTCGCAGATAAAAATCTCATGTCGGCTGCATATAAAAATGGAAAACTCAATGTGCCGCAAGCATCCGGGTGGTTAAGAAACAATAAAGAAGTTCTTAATAAATATGGGCTTTATGATAAATACAATAAAGCCATAAAAACACAAAGTCTTGCCGATGATGCTTTGGTTAATTTAAACGCCTATGAAAAAGCAGTTGCGAGCAAGGTTTTAGATGCCGATGTTGGTAAAATTATTAAAAGTTGGATAGGCAATAAAGGCAAGGTGCAATCGGCAGCTACGATACGAAAACTTATGGAGTTGCCTGGAATCAAGGGTAATTCTTCAGCGGAAAACGGTGTTCGGACCGCATATAAAGATTACCTTATGAAAGAAGCAAGGATGAATGTTGATCATTCCAAGGATTTTATTGAGGATACTTTTGGCTTATTAACCAGACAGGCATCGGCAAGAAGGAAAGTAATAAACGACCATTTACCGGGAATGAGGGTATTATATACGCCAAAACAAATAAAAGCACTTCAGAATTACAATGAATTGTTAAATGTTTTGGGAAGAAATAAAAAGGTGGTTGCAACGGCTGGGTCTCCGACCGCTGAAAAATTAACAGGCGACTTGAGCTTTAAGGAAAAATCAATCCTTGCGGCTGCAAGAGCGGGTGTGCAAATGAAAGCGGTGGGGGCAGGCAAGGGTTGGTATGTATCAGCATGGATGAGGTTTGTAGATATAGCTGCAAAATTACCCAGAAAAATAAGTGACACTCAAATAGATTCAATGCTTATTGATGGAGCTTTTAATCCTAAAACCGCAGAGTTAATTATGGATTCGGTTACAAAATACAAGGGGTCATCTCCTGCCGCAAAAAAATTAGGGCAACACATGATGACCTTGGGGATTTACTCAGGAATTAGAACAGGGAACATACTACAAGAAGAATTTAAGGAACATTAAAGAGGAAAAAAAATGGAACAATTACTAACCTACCCGAAATTCAAAGCGTTTGACAGCAACGGTGATCCGCTATCCGGCGGGAAAGTTTTTACTTATACTACGGCAACATCGACCCCGAAAACAACCTACTCGGATTATGCTAAGGCAACGCCGAACGCAAATCCGGTTGTCCTTGATTCGGACGGTGAAGCCGATATTATCCTGGGGGAGGGTGCCTACCGCATTGTATTAAAAACATCGGCAGACGTAACTCAATGGACGGTTGATAATATCTACGGCACCCTTGGGCCGATAGTCGTTACGGTGTATGCAACCGAAGCAGCAGTCACGGCGGCATCGGGTGAAATAGACGGTGAAATCGCCATAGACGCGGGAACCGGCAATTCCTATACATGGGATGACGGTAACTCTAAATGGCGTGTTAGATCGAACAACGTGTATTCCTCAGACCCGTCCGATTCAACCTTCACCATCGAAACCGGCACCGTTATTTGGCAAACCACGGCAGCGACACTCAGGCATTGGAACGGGGCAGCCTGGGCAAATACCGTTGCAGAGGAATTTACGGCGGCATCATTACCGGGGGCCATTATCGCAAGGCCGAAGTTCACCTGGAAAGACGCGGATGAAATATACATTGATCCGTTTACAGTTCACCATCAAGGCACAACCGAACAGGTGGTGAATTGCGATGCCACACTAACATTTCAGTTTGGTTCAGGCGGCAGTAATTCAGACAGTACCGATTTAGCCAACAACGATTTTTATTACCTTTATATAGACGACAGCGCCGTAGTTTCGGAAGGAACGGCAGTTATATCAGAAACCGAATTAGTGGCTATAACCGAGGAGCCTGAATGGGACGCAGCAAGGCATTGCTGGGTTGGGCAGACGAACGCCGAGGACAGGTGCATCGGAGCCTTTAAAACGGGTGGAAGTGCTAATATACTTGAGTTTTTCCATGATGGCGGAAGATTAATACATTGGGCCGATAGTGTTGAGGAATCCACGACGAATGTAACTACAAGCTGGACCGAATATGCAACCACAATGCTACCGAGTTTTTCCATGATGGGCGAATTTATGATTTACTTTTCAGTTGGTAGTGCGTCTGATTTGCTTACACGTCCGAGTCAATCATCTGCATCTACGGGTACGGTAGTCGGTCGGGATACACACAGGGGAATTGAAGTATTGGAAGTGGGGCCAACGGACCAGGCACTTGATTTCATAATGGATACGACTAAATCCGTAGCGACGATAGTATTTTCGCTAAATACAACCGGGTTTTTCTTGCCACGCGGCTTATAAAGGAGAAATAACATGGCAAAGCAAATTCATTTAATTTATAATGATACGGAACCGTTTCAGGGAGCGATTGTCCCAGGGTTAATCGGCAAGGTCGATCCTGATCTAAATCAAACAATGGTAGCAAGACTTGAAGCCGTGGCAGATGCAGACAGTAATCTTCACCTTGTTTATTTACCGCTTACTAATGCTTTACCGAATCCCGAAACGGAAAAATATAACTGGATAGCCGATGAAATTGTTCCGTTAAACGTGGGGGATATTACAACAAAAGCGGCAGAGGATGCAATCGTTGACGGAGCTAAAACAGAAATTGCAAATTCGCCTATTAACAACATGACAATGGCGGAATTAATTCAATATATCGAAGATGCTCTGGACTTCCCTGATGAATCCACAATTAACACTTGGGTTGATAATAACGTCACCGATCTTGCAAGCGCAAAAACAGCATTGAAATTTCTGGGTAAAGCTATTTTGGATCAGCAGGGCTTTATGAAAAAACACGCACGATTAACACTATCAATTTTAAAATATTTAAGAATGAGCAGCTAAAAGGGGTTATTATGAAAAAGCTATTAATTACAACCTTATTGGTTTCATTACTAACCATTGGTGTAGCTTCCGCCAGCTTCATTAATTACACCGAAAATGAAAGTCCTGCCGATGGCAGTTATATATGGCTGATAGAGGGTGGCGAGGATTACAAGGTTTCGGTGGCTAATATGCGGGGGTCAAGCTCCGGTTCAATGACTTCCGTTGAAGATGGTGATTCTCAGGTCGGGGGTTCAGATATCGTCACCCTTGATTTCGATGGGACTGCGTTTGCTATTACCGAAGACCCCGATACAGAAATCAACATTGATATTGCCGATAGCGGCATTGACTCCCCTCATTATGCAGATAGCTCAATAGATGAAGAACATCTCGCCTCAGACGTAATTTCTGGACAGGATGAAGTCACAAGCGCCGATGCTGATTATCTTCTGCTTTGGGATGCCACAGATTCGACCTTGAAGCGAGTAGACGCAGGAGAGTTCAGGGCAGCAGGGGCCGGAACCGTTGATACGACCGGAACCGTAAATGCTGATGAAATTGCAGTATTTAGTGATTCAGACACCTTAAAAGCATTGACCGAGGCGGAGTTCAAATCTGCTTATAGCATAGCTGATTTTTCTGGACCAGGGAGTGCGACCGACAATGCAGTTGTCCGGTTTGACGGTACTGGTGGAAAAACTGGACAAGGTTCCAGCGTTATTATAGATGATTCTGACAATGTAACTGGTTTAGGGGATGTCACTTTAGCAACAGGAAAGAATCTAACTCTTGGCACTACCCAATGGGATAATGGATCGGATAAGATTGACGGTGCCGCTATCGAGGATGCTGGAATAGCGGCCTTGCAATTAGGTGCTGATTCTGTTTCAGCAAGTGAACTAAATGCAACCGGTGTTGAATCGGAATTGGAAGGGGTGCTTGACCTTCAGGATATGCAGGGGGCTGTTACGGATGCCCAGGTGCCAGCAGATATAGACATAACAACGAATACCATTATCACCGGAAATGCTGGAATTACTGCAAAGCATGGAGCTACGGGCGCAGGATTTATTGAGCTTTACGAAGATTCGGATGATGGCACAAATAAAATAACAATTCAAACTCAGGCAATGGCGGGCGATTTAACTTATACGCTGCCAGCAACGGACGGAACCTCTGCCCAAGTTTTACACACGGATGGAAATGGAGTCCTAACATGGGATTCAGACGATGGTGCTGGTGGTGGTGCGCCTACTGATGCTACTTATATTACTCAAACCCTAAATGGAACCTTGTCCAATGAGCAAGCATTATCTGAATCATCTAGCGGAATTATGCGCTCTGCTACCACGACAGGGGTTGTAACAATCCTAACCGATTCAAGCGGTCTTAATGATAATATTAGTGATAATACGGGTTCGGGTGCTTTGGTGTTCGGTACTGCACCCACATTTACAACCTCTATCACGATGGGGTCTGCCGCATTAAATGAGGCCGAATTAGAAATAATAGACGGTGCAACCTTAACTACCACTCAATTAGAATATCTCAACGCCGCAACCGGAACTACCGGAACGGCTTCAACGAATGTGGTTTTCTCCACATCCCCAACCCTTGTTACACCTACTCTGGGGGCAGCGACCGCTACCACACTTGATACCGGCTACGGTGCTAATGAGCTTTACGATATGAATCAGCACGTCCAGACAACGGATGCGGTGACGTTCTTGACCATTGATACGGGTTATGGTGCAAACGAGCTTTTTGATATGGACCAACATCTTTTGGAAGCGTCAGACGTAACCTTTGATGATGTGGTGGTAAGCGGAACCGGAACGGGTCTGAAAGTCGGAAACGGAACGCCGGATCAAACGATGGACGGAGAGGATGCTTATGTAGAGGGAACTCTTGAAGTCGATGGTCAGGCATATTTTGATGGCGGCATAACAATGGCGGCAGTTGAAGACCCATTTTTTAAATTTGATGCAAGTGATGCCCAAGACACCGATTGGTGGATTGGCACCAACGCCGATGCGGGGGCAAGTTCAGACGACAACTTTGAATTTAGAACCAATGCCACGGCTGGGTCAAACGTCATGGCGTACATTGAACCCGATACAGGGGATTTCGTTGCCAACGGGTCTATTTTTATCGCAGAGCAAGCCGAAGCCTCTGATGATAAATCAAACTACGGACAGCTTTGGGTAAATACGGCGTCACCAATAGAATTGTGGTGGACGGACGATGCCGGAACCGACACCCAATTAGGGTTATCCGGTAATACCCTCTGGGATGCAATCGCTAATCCAGGTGGTGATGGCAGTATAGCCTTTTCTGGATATGAGCAAGTAATTACGTCCACCTTGGATGAAGCCGACCATGTGATGTTCAAGCTGGATCATACCGATGCAGCGGTTGCCGCCGCAACGACTTTATTACAAATAGATTCGGTGGACGATGGCGAAAGTAATTTAACATATTTCAAAATTGTGGATGATTCACTTGGTACTCCCAACACGGTTTTCAGCATCGGTGCAGACGGTGCTTTGACCAGCGAGGGTAGTATTACAACCACGGCCAATGGCATTACCCTTGGCGATACATCCGCTGGTGATCCTGTAATTACTTTTGATTCAGGGAATGACGGTACGATTACCTGGGAAGAAGATGGACAGGATTTTGAAGTGGCTGGTGATTTAGAAGTGGCTGGCAGGGTTTCAGCCTTATTAGCTACCGAGCAATTCAGACTGAGCTATGATGCCGCAAATTACCTTACGGCTGTTTTGTTAGCCGATGGTCATACGACCTTTACGACGGTTGATCCTGATGGTGCGGAGGCAGACATTAACTTTGCCCCTGATGGAAATGTGGGAATCAAAACCGCCGCCCCGTCAACCGCCTTGGATGTTACGGGTACGGTAACAGCCACGGCCTTTGCAGGACCGATAACCGGCGAAGTGACAGGTAATGCAGCTACGGTAACAAATGGTGTTACCGCAACGGCGGCTATAACAGATCATGCCGTAGTCCGTGGTCATGGCGGAGCAAAGATTACTCAATCTTCTGGTGTTATCATAGATGATTCTAATAATGTAACAGGGGTTGCACAACTTACAGCAACAGGCATTATTTATGCAGGAGAGGAATTTTATTCCACCCATGATTTCCCAGGGATTATATTTAGAGATTCGGATTTTTCTGATACACAAGTGGCAAAAATATTCGGACAGGCGGTTGATATTAATAACGGTGATTTATATCTGCAAGCAGAGCGAGATGGTGGTCTTGTTAGTGCGCTTGTGTTCGATGAATCTGAGGCTCGATGGGAGATGTTAAATAATGATGGCTTAATGTTTGGGTCTGCTGGTGTTGAGCTTAGACCCGATAGTGACGGAGCTATAACATTTCTTGGTCTGGGTGAGGGTGCTGATGAGGATTTAACCTTTAATTTTGATGATGTTGAAAACGAAGTCGGTGTTAGTAGTAGTACTGGTGTAACCAATATAGATTTTGGAGCGATTGCCTTGGAATCAAGTGGTGGTTTTACTGGAAATGTAAGTGGCACCGCCGCAACGGTGACAGGAGCGACACAGGCATCAATCACCACGGCAGCAAACCTGACAACGGTTGGTGCGCTGGCTGCCGGTTCGTTGGCCGCAGGATTCACAGACGTTCCGGTGGCGCAGGGTGGAACAGGAGCAAGTACTTTGGCAGATGGTGGCCTTGTTATCGGTAATGCGGCAAGTGCAGTTGAGGTCGTTGCAGCCGGTGCGACAACTGAAATACTCGTAGGTGGTGGGGCAAGTACGGCACCTGTCTGGACAACCGCACAGGGTTCCGGCGCACCCGTTAGGGCTACTTCTCCAACCTTAACGACTCCGAACATTGGAGCTGCAACCGGTACGGGTCTTGATGCTTCTGGAACCGTAAGCGCGAATCTATTCGCCCCTGATGCCGCCGATGGTGCGGATATTGGTTCTGCCACTCTTGAGTTCTCTGATATATATTTAGCTGCTGGGTCGGTTATCTACGGAGAGAACGACCAAGCAAATACAATGACCAGTTCCGCAACCGCTTGGACTTTTTCTGGTGATGTTGGTGTAGGTGATGACGTACTCTTGGCAAACGGTGCGGTTGTTGGCATTACAGGCAACGAGGTAATAACATTTAATGCTGCCGGTTCAATCAATGTAACTGGTGCCACAATGGACGTTGACGGTGCTTTTACTGCCACCTCTGTAACAGCGGATGCCGCCGTGGTTGCAACGACAGAGGTACAGGTTGGCTCATCGAACGCAGACCCGTCGGCTAATGCAGGGGCTTTACGACACGATTCAACAGTTAGCAACTTTACCAACGGCGCCTTAACGTACTATAACGGAGCGGCAATAAAGCAAGTTGTTGATATGACAACTGCCACAGCTTCGGCCTGTACGGACGATCAGGTGGTTGCTTACGATGCTGATGCAGACCTCTGGTATTGTAAAGCAGATTCAACCGGCAGCGCATTGGGTTCTAATCTAACATCAAGCACAAATGATATTGTTTCGGATAACAACTCAATCGAATTAGAAAGTAATAGCGAGGATATTGATTTTGAGTTTACATCAAATACCGTAACCTTAACCTCAGACACCGGAGTTGATACTTTCGATTTCGGCACGATAAATCTTGCCACGGATGCGCTCGATCTTAGTAGCGGAAGTATCACAAATCTTGCGGTTGGTGGCTTACCTGATAATGTTATTGATAATGGTACAATGGCCGATGATGCAA